CTCTAGAGCTTTATCTATTTCTTTTTGAGCCTTTTTTTTCTTTCTTGACCCAAATAAAGCATATGTTATCCCCTCAGGTATCCCCATTAATTGTTGATACCAATCAATAAAATTATTTAATAATTCAAATATTAATTCAATCATAATTTTTATATATCTCCAGCACCCCTATCTCTTTGCTGTTGTTCAATTTCTTCACTTCTAGTTAATTCTTCTTCTGTTTCAAATTCTTCTCTTCCAAATTCAATTGGATTTGAAGATAAGTTTGACAATTCATCTAAATCATTAGGAGATACAGAATTTGAAGATCCTTTAGGTTCTACATTTACTGAATCAAATGTTATATTGATATTATCAGAATCGTTATTTGATTTTCCACTTTCTCCTTTAGGTGTTCTTTGTATTCTAGCTGTTGTTTTTACTTGTGGGGTTATATCAATCCCAAATGAATTTAAATTAGTACTAGCTAGGGTAATGCCTATATTTTGAGTTGTAGTCATATAAATTGAAGAATCATCTCTATCTATATCTTCATATAAAGGTAAAAATTGATCAAAACCACTAGTAGATTGTTGTCCATTTCTTATAATAGTAAGTGGAGATCCATTATTTCCTTCTCTACTCCAAGGACTTTGAATATCTTTAAAGTCTTCTGATTGTCTATTAGTTGAAGTAAATCTTATAGAATTTCCAAATCTTCCTTCCATAATAACATCTCCTTCTTGAGGGTATAAGTTTCTTATATCATCATTTTCATTAAAAATATTACCTAATTTTACACTATTATCTTGGTTATTTTGATTAGGAAATCCTTGGGATACTTCCTCGTATGAATTTTCTAAAGTTTTAGGTTGGTTTGCTGGGGAAGGGTATGGGTTTGAATTTACACTATTCCATATATTAACAGTAGACATATAAAAGTAACTATGAATATTTAAATCATCTCCATAATAAGCATTTTCTCCGGGAGATGCAACTATCATTACTATTTCATTAACTAAAGGTATTTTTTTATAATTTGAATCTAAGGGTAAAGCTATATTACCTTGGGGAGTTTTAGTAATAGTAGTAGAACCTCCTATTGGTTCAAATGTTATAGAGCTTATACCAAACCATCCTCTACTTTTTTGAAATAAAGAATCTTCCTTAACAGAAGGGGTTAGATTAACATCTAATACTCTAGCAGGAAACATATTATTAGTAGGTAAAGTATTACCTATGTTATTTATGTTACCTAAGAAAGAATTACTTATAGTAGGATTTTGACTATTAACCGGCATTTGTAGCTTCTTCTATTTGTGTTGGTTCAATTTGCTTAATTTCAACTTTACTATCTAGTTCTTGTAAAGAGCTAAATAACATTTCTTTATCTTCATCAGATAATAATTCTTCTGAATCAACCATTTTGCTATTCATAGCACGTTGAACAATACCTGCCATTTTAATTAAGGCATCATCATTCTTAATAGCNAATTCCATATATTCTTTAATTAAAGGTACNATCATTGTTGCCTCTCCTGGGGAGCTNATTAATGGTTTTAAGCCTTCTATTAAAGAACGAAGTTGAACTTCTTTGTCTTTTTGATTTGTGTGTATCTCTTTTAAAAGATCGGAAAATTTCTTTTTTCCAAATAAAGTTACATTTGAAAAATCCATAGTATTTTGGATATAAATATGGATTTAAAGAAGAATTATAAACTCATAGATACATAACCGTGTTCTACAAATTGGGCATGTAATTTAATATAAGTTTTTTTCATTTTCTTTAAAACTTTAGTAATTTGTGGAGTTGATTGATCAGTCATTTCACGTATATAAATATATATTGCTTTTTTATTAAATAATTCTATATATTCTCTTCTTTTAAAAAGTGAAATAACAGCATCTGCTGTTTTAGCATCTTCGGGTTTAGGAAATAGTATAAATAGATGCTTATCAAAATATTTTATAATGTATTCTATAAACTCACTAGCAGGATCATCGTTAGGATTTTCATTAAATGAATTTACTAAATTAGTATTAAGGGATTTATCATGATCTATAGCATCTACATCTGCTTTTTGTTTTAATTTTTTATAATTATTATTATTATAAAGTATTAAATATCTTTTTGCTATAGTACCAAAATAAGAAAATGCTTTACCTTTATCTTGTTTATATAAATGAAGTTTTTCAAGTAAAAAAGTAATTACTTCATGTTGTAATTCGGGTATAGTATCTACTTCAGTATAGTAAAACTTAAAAGTATGTATGATATTTTCTGTTAATTTAAAGAAACCATATTTTATACGTGCATTGTATATAGCATTACGTTTATCTTGGTTCGTTTCATTAACGTATTCAATGATAGCCTCTTCAGTATCAGCAGTGAAGTATTGATTTTTTGTTTTTGGTCTTCTTTTTCTTAAAGTTCCCTTTTTGGTATATTGAGGACCTTCGTCTTTTTGAGGTACAGATAGAATTTTTCCCTCAAGAGAATCGTCTAGTGGTGTAATCATTTAAGGTTTGTGATTAATGTTGTACTCGTTGATTAGTCCTTGAATCTCCTTTATACCACTAAAAAACCATCCTATTTCATCATCGGATTGGAAAATTTGTTTTGAATCTATTTCTTTAATTTTTTTATCTGACTCTGTCATTATAGTAGATATGGTTTGAATATAATTATTTTGTGTGTTAATTATATCTTCTTGCTTTTCATTCTTTTTTAGCAAATTCCAAATTATATAAGAAATAGTTCCTATAACTAAAATTCCAACGTTAATTAATATTATTGTGGTTGTTGTAGTCATTAGAGATTTTTAACTAAATTCATTAAATTNTCATTATCAGAACCTATTTTACCCAAGTTAGAATTAACTCGGTCTTGTTTTGTTGTTTTTGTGATTGATTTTGGTTNATCACCAAAAGTATCTAGCCATTCTCTTTCAAATTCAATTCTAGCTGCCATAAGGTCAGCCTGGTGAATAATAAAGGGAAGTGAAGTACGTGGTTTTGTTTCTGGCATGAAACCTTTTAAATAAGGTTCATTTGCCTGATCGTATAGACCATCGTGGGTTTTAATTGTGATGAATTCATTAGTAGATAATTGAATTCCTGCTTGTTGTAATAAGAATAAACCCCTGTCTGGGACCGTCATGTATTCATTATTAGTGTTAAAGGTGTACATTTCACCTAAATTTTTCTTTCTCCATTCATCCTTAGATGGTAAAACTGCAACATGTTCTAATGTTCCTATTTTACCTAAATCATGGTTTAAAGCGGAAACAAATAACTCCTCCTCTGTGTAGGTATCTTTAGTTCCCATTTCCTGCCACACCTTATGAACCTTAAATGCAGCTGTAATAACACGTATAACGTGATCTACATAACCCCCCGGGAAACAATTGTGATACGCTTTTTTATGAGAAGCAGGTAGTAAAGCAATCCTTTCATCTAGTTTATTATAAAAATCTAGAAATTGTTGTTTACGTTCGCCTTCAACATATTTTTCAATACCATTCAAAAGAACGTCATAATTGCCTTTGATTTGCTCCGCTGTTAAAACCATTTTAATTTTGTGTTTCGTTATTTAGATAAGTTTGAGTTTGATCAATAATTTCTTTTATATTATCAATCGTTTGGTTTACCTCTCTTTGCTCGCCCCTTTGTGCATTAGATTTTACAACATTAAGTTGGTTAGCAATTTTCTCTAAATTTCTTTGTACTAAATCTTTATATCTCATAATAGTATGATAAGAGGATTTCTAGTGCTTCCTCGATCGTGTTAAATATACGATTGCTTCCTAACTTATCCAAATTACTCTGAGAGAAAATATAAACATCTTCTCCTGGTCTTTTGGTAAAGTGTATTACTGGGTAGCTTTCTGTTTTTAAGTTTCTTTCAATCCAATCCCCCATGTACTCATTTTCATCAACATTAATTTCTTTGTATGGAATTTTTAAATTGCTGAGGGCTTGTTTTAGTGTATGGCAATAAGTGCAATGTGGAAGTGTATATAACGTGGTGTTCCCTACCCCTTTTTTACCAATTTCTTTAACCCCCATTTTATAAATATTTAATTTTTCAAATTTCCCGTATCCAGAAGGTAATGTTCTATTTTTGCTCCTCCAACCTTTCTTGCAGAAGTTTTTTATATTCTTTACATTTCTTTAACTCTTCTGTTTTATTATCTTCTTTAAATAAAGGAATCATATATTCATCAATGCTTGCCATTAAATCATTTAATTCTTTTTCTTTTAATTCTAAATAAACGGGATTTCCTTCACCATCTTTCATTTCAAAGACTTGGCTAAATGTACCCATCATCATATTATACATCATATCTTTTATACCTTCAAATCCTTTAGCTGTTTCTCCTAAATTATCTGCGGCATTTTTTAAAAAACCTTCTAATTCTGAATTGTCCATATTTTTATTTTTTTAATAAACTTGATTTTGTAATTCTATTCTTAATTGTTCTACTTTTTCTTTGGCAGTGTTTATATGTCCATCTTCAAGTAATTCCTGAATTTGGCCAACCGCCATATATAACCTTTCTAATTTTCCTTTATTCATAACTTAAATTTATAATACTTTATAGTATCTTCTTTTACAATCTCTTTTATCTCAGGCTCTCCAAGTTGCATTAGATCTTCTAATAACCTAGAATCCGCCTCGTAAAAATAATCAATAGTAGATTGCATATAAATTAAACTCATAAAATCATTGAATTATCAAATAATATTAATATTCCAACTAATACCATTGCTATAATCCACAATGGCATACCTATCCAAAATATAATCATCCATTCTAATTGGGACACACTCTTGCCAATCCATTGACCATACTTATGTATTATTTTTTTCATAACATTTTTATTTTAGATTTTGCCTCATACCAATTCATCATATCAATATATTCATTAGTGGTTTTAATACGGTACTGCGCCTTTAATAGCTTATTACCGCACTTATATTCGTGCATTTTGATTAGATCTGTTGGCTCAACTACATCTAATAAGGATTTTGGGAGGAATTCTTGTAAATCCTCCCTCATCTCTTTTAAAGTTTTCTTAATCCACTCTTTCATTATACCAATTCTAAAGCTGCTGCAAACATTTTCTTGTTAACATCCATATCTTGCTTAAAATTCTTAATCGGTCTGGCTTGTCTACCTACAAAGTGTAAATTAGGAACCATTGTGGAATATTTCTTTTCATTAAAATATGAAAAATTACCTTCAATTATATTCTCTTGTTGTCTATTAAACACGCTCCATAAATCAGTTCCATTATCTTCTTTCCTTTGAGAATAATTTACAGATGTAGGTTGGTGGGCATCATAAGTATTTCCTGTACCCTCTAATCTAACTTCAAGTAACTTTTTAGCTAATTCAAGTTGTTGATTTTCATCTAATTCAATTTTCTTCATTTTATTCATTGATTCAACAGTAACATCTAAATTAGCAACCATTTCCTTAATTAATGACTGTAATGATTCAAAATCATAACCCATATGTCTAATTGAATAATCTTCAAATGACTCGTCGGCAATAACTAAACCATTTTCACATATCATTCTGAACAAACCAGCCTGGAATTTAAATGCATTTTTACCATCATGAGAATTAGTAAGTAAAATCTGTGGATAAACTGTATCACCATCTTCACCTGTAATTACCACATCATCATTTCTAAATACTACTAAATGTTTTTGATAACCAATAGTTGTATCTTTTCTAGCAGAAACTTCTTTTACATCTGCTACTTTCCATCCTAATAATTCTAAATCTCTAATAACTCTATCTGTTGGAATATGTGTATACTTATCTGAAGTATCTTTACTACCATTAGTAGTAAATACGGAAGGAGCTATTTCTTTAATCTCCTCTAAACTTAAAAACTCTGTACTTTGTAAATTTATCATAACCTTTTATTTAATTTAACTTATTTATGCCGTAAATATACGAAAGGCCACTCGGGTAGCCAAGCCTCCTGTGAATTACTTTTAGAGAATATTTATTGTCATGAAAGGCCTAAAGATAGTAACATATAGAATACCAATAAATGTTCCTGCTAACAAAAATTCTAATTGTGGTTGGGTAGCAATGCTTAATGATAAAGAAATAGGGTGGGTAACCATGTCGTTTTTATCTAATAATGAAATATTATTTGAAAATGCCTATGTAGATGAGAAACATAGAAGAAAAGGGGTATATACAAAACTATGGGATGCAAGGTGGAAATTTGTAAATAAAAATTATAAAGGTTATAATATAAGNACTTATTGTAGAGATACAACAGTAGANATATACAGAAAAAATGGATTTAAATTCATCAATCCAATATTCTTAATGGAACATAAAATCCAGTAATATATACTTTACCGATACCAAAATCCTTGTTAAAAAGAAGATTTTAAGACTCGCGAACTTGACTCAAAACCCGTTTAAAGGGACTCGTAAGAAACTTCTCGATGAAGGTGTCCACTAATCTTGCTTACCTAAACCGGTAACCGCAAATTTAAATAAACCAAGTATCCTCTTCCACAGAGGGAGCTTCTTGTTGTTTACTTGTTCGGCCGCCATGCGACGTTTTGCTGCTTTTGTTTTGAATAAATTTATCATTTATTTGTTTTAAATTACCTATATATTGAGCGTGTGTAATACTCCCCGATAAATATAGGGTAAATAACGTTTGTTCTGTCATAACTGATTGATGTGCGATATTAAAATAGTCTGATGGCTTGATATCGTCTAATTTAATTTTATTTTTGTCTTTACAGATTCTATCTGAAACATAAGTTTGGAGCACGCTGGGTATAAAGGCGTGTATAAATAAAGCCAGGGACAATCGCATAGCGAATGCCCAATGCCTAATGTACGATAAACCCGAATCACGCAGGTGCTCCATATCTTATTATTTACTCTCCGATACAGATGCCTTTCTGTACGGTGTGATTAATTTTTTAATTTCACCTGCCGCTTTTCTTGCTCTTGCTTGAGATGTTTTAGTTGAACCATTATTTTCTCCCACTAGGATATTGAATTGTTCTACAATTTGATTGTAAATTTCATGTTTTGTCATAATTTTTAATTTGATGTTATTAATATAATAAAGAGAATGGCTAAAATAAGTACCATTAATTTGGCTACCACATCCATTATCTCTATATCTTTTAAACTACCTGTTGCTAAAACCGAATATAGAATGCCTTTTAATATCCAATCTATAGTTTTCCATGCTCTTAAATGAAAATATTCTCTTTTAGGGGTAAATCTGCCCTGATTGTCCATCCCATCGTAATCGTAATCTTTTTTACTCATAACATTGCATATTAGGTAAACCTGAATATGAACAGATTGTTTTCTTTTTTTTCTTTAACTCTTGTTCTGCCCAATGGTTTTCCCATTCTTCTTGGCATTCGTATAAATTTCCACTTGTACACATAACTATTAATTTTAATTTACTATTGATATATTTGTATATACGCATCGATGCGGGATACCGTCATAAACCCATGAACTACCCAACCTTGGGTACGTTAATCGCGCCCCGTCGATGGACCGCGGCTAGCGTGGGAGCGGATCGCTATAGGTCCGCTATCGGCCCGCTATCGGTGCGATCTTTTAAAATTCCTCGTCTTCCTCATAAAATTCGTCCTCT